GTATGGAAGAGTTTGCTGGAGCTTTTGGTGAAGACTACCTATATCCCCTAATGAAGTCTATTGAGTCTAAAAAGGATGCCGCATAATGGCTACTAAAAAGAAAGGTCCGTCCCTTGCGATTGGTCGTGGTGAAAAGTTGCCTGTATCTAAGGGTGCTGGGCTTACCGCCAAGGGTCGTGCTAAATATAATGCGGCTACTGGCTCGAATCTAAAAGCTCCACAGCCTGAAGGCGGATCTAGAAAGAAATCATTCTGTGCTCGTATGTCTGGAATGCCTGGACCAATGAAAGATGAAAAAGGCAGACCTACCAGAAAGGCTGCCTCTCTAGCGAGGTGGAAATGTTAGATATGATGGAACTTTGGACGGGTGGGCTAACCATATTTGTAGCCCTGATTGGTTATATGATGCATGAAAAGTTTAATGACTTAAAGCGTATTGATATTTTGTTAAATAAAACAAGAGAAGAGGTAGCCCGTGATAATGTTACTAAAGCAGAAGTTGAGCGAATTGTTGAACACATTGATGCAAGGTTTAACAAACTTGAAAACAAAATTGATCAGCTTATTAGTAGGTAAGTAATGCCAAGTGTCTCTAAAAAACAACACAATTTTATGCAAGCCATAGCTCATAGCCCGGATTTTGCTAAAAAAGTAGGAGTTCCACAATCTGTGGGTAAAGATTTTGCAACTGCCGATAAAGGCAAAAAATTTAAAGAAGGTGGAACTATGAAATCAGTAGATATGAAAAAGAATCCTGGTATGGCTAAGCTACCTACAGCCGTGCGCAATAAAATGGGCTATATGAAAAAAGGTGGCATGGCTCATGATGATGCCAAAGCAGATATGAAGATGGATAAATCTCAGGACAAAGCCATGATTAAAAAAGCCTTTAAACAGCACGATATGCAAGAGCATAAAGGCGGTAAAGGCACTAAGTTAAAACTAGCTAAAGGCGGTGCATTCCGTTCTTCTGCTGATGGTTGCGCTACCAAAGGCAAGACTAAAGGCACACAAGTCAAAATGAAAATGGGCGGAGCTTGTTAACATGAAAAAGAAGGTTAAGAAGTTTGCTGAAGGTGGCTTTAGCGCTGCTCAAGAAGAATGGTTAGGCGGTGCTGATCGTACTGATCCATATATCTTGGCTCGTATGCGTAGTGCTGTTCCTGATTCGCCAGCTAAAGAAACTATTGCTGATAACGACCCATACGGAGTAACAAAGAGAGAAACTTCCGCTGATTTAGACCCATATGGCGCGGCTACAAAAACAGTAACTAAAACTTCTGTTACCAAACCTAAGTCTGATTGGGATGACAACAGTAAAATGTTGCCTGGTCATGAAAAGTCAAAAATTGATAAAAACTGGGATGACAATAGCAAAATGTTGCCCGGTCATGAAAACACAAAAACTAAAACAGTCGAAGCAGTAAAAACTTCAACTCGTAAACCTTATATTGATATTCCATCAAGATCTAATATTGGTTTGCGTCAATTTAAAACAACTTTTAAATCTGGCGGTTCAGTATCCTCAGCTTCAAAACGGGCTGATGGATGTGCAATCAAAGGTAAAACTCGTGGAAAGATCTGTTAATCATGGCTAATGCAACCCAAGCTCAAAAAGACTACTACGCTAAGAACAAAGCTGATGCTAAGGTTAAAGAAGATAAAGCCTTGTATGAGCTTATTGGCTCACGTGGTGACGCTGCTCGTAAAGGCATGGAAGAAGGCCGTATGGATGCTATGGGTACGGCTTATAAAAAGGGTGGAAAAGTAAAAAAGTTTAACGATGGCGGCATGAGCTTGGAAGAAATGTATCCAGAAGCTAAGATTACCCGTGCTGGCCAACAACCAAAACCAGTTGAACAACCCCCTAAAACAGCACTACAAGAAGCTTTAAGAGAAGTAAAAGAAGCCGAATATAAAAATATGTCTAAAAAAGCTGAGTTAGCTCCATATGAACGCAAAGCTGAAAAGTTTGAAAAAACTAGCAGCCGTGGTGGCGCTGGTGGTGGGTCGGGTGGCGCAGCAGAGTTAAAAAGTATGTTCCATCCTAGGGCTATGAAAAAAGGCGGAGCAGTATCTTCTGCTTCTAAACGTGCTGACGGCTGTGCAGTAAGGGGTAAAACTCGTGCCTGATGCAATTAGCCCTATCGATCCAATGGACCCTACAGGAGATGGTAAATCGACTGCAGAGCGCATGAAGCGTGGTATGCCTAATGTGGATCCAGAGATTCAAAAGGACTTTGCAGATCGCCTTCAAAAGTATATTGACCAAGGCAAAACAGAACGTGCTGCTCGTAATGAATTTAAGAAGATAGAAGCAAACACCAGAGTTGGTGGAGTAGGTGGTGGCGGAGCTGGCGGTATGCCAAAATTAAACCGTGATATAACAAAAAACTACTCAAAAGGTGGTAAAGTTAAATCAGCGTCTGCCCGTGCAGATGGATGTGCTATTCGTGGAAAGACAAAAGCATGAGATCAAGCCGTGGTATGGGTGCAATTATGCCTTCTAAGATGGGTAAAGGCGTTAAAAAAGCCCGTAGAGATGATACAGACTTTACAGAATACGCTAAAGGCGGTGAAGTCTGGGATAAGCCGCGCCCAACTGGTTTAGGTAAACCTAAAAAATTATCAGCAAAAAAGAAAACATCTGCTAAAGCTATGGCAAAGGCAGCTGGCAGACCTTATCCTAATTTAGTAGATAACATGAGAGCAGCAAGGGGAAATAAATGAACTTTATGGTTACTTGGTTGTTTGACAAACTTGGTTATATGCCAAAAATTGACATTCAAGTTGGCAAGTTAAATGTTGAAGCGGCATGGCCTTTCCCAGAAGAAAAGCCAAAAAGTAAGCCTGCTGCAAAGAAAACAACCACTCGTAAAGTACCCGTAAAAAAGGCAAAATAAAGTGAAAGATTTCATGCAGGTTCAGATTGATGCATCTGAGCGTTTGTATCAAATGATGTTGGCAGACCATAAAGAGCGAGTTAGAGATATGGCAATGTGGGCTGAAACAAGTGTAAGTCTAATGAAAAAGTTAGATGAGCGTGACGAAGAGATTAAGAAGCTACGGGCAGAAATAGTATCACTTAAAGCGAATAAATAATGGCATATACCTCTGGAACAACCGTATTTAACCTAAACCTCTCCGAGTTAGTCGAAGAGGCTTTTGAGCGTTGCGGTTCAGAACTTCGTACTGGTTATGATTTAAAGACTGCAAGACGGTCTTTGAATCTGATGAGTGTCGAGTGGGCCAATCGTGGTATTAACCTATGGACAGTAGAAGAGTGTTCTATTCCTTTAGTAACAAATCAGGGTATCTATGCGGTTCCAGTTGATACAGTTGATATCCTAGATCTTGAGACAAGGACAAGTAATGCCAATATATCCAATCAAACTGACATTAATTTGTCTCGTATATCTGAGCCTACTTACGCTACTATTCCTAATAAGCTAACAACTGGTCGCCCGGTACAGGTTTACTTTAACCGCCAATCTGGTAATTCAGACCTATTTTCTGGTACTTTAGGAGCCACTATTTCGGCTACAGATACCACGATTACGCTATCTACGACCAATAATCTGCGTTCTACAGGCTTTATCCAGATTGATAGTGAAGTGATTGCCTATACCAATATCAGCGGAAACCAGCTATTAAACTGCTGGCGTGGTCAAAATGGTACAACAGCCGCTGCCCATACATCTGGCGCTGCTATATATATCCAGTACCTACCATGCGTAAATATCTGGCCAACCCCTGATGCTGGTGGCGGACCATACACTTTGGTCTATTGGCGCATGAGACGCATCCAAGACGCTGGAAACGGCATAAATATACAGGATGTACCATTTCGCTTTATTAATTGCTTAGTAGCTGGTTTAGCGTACTTTTTAAGCGTTAAAATACAGGGTACAGATTCAAATAAGATAATGTTTTTAAAAGCGGATTATGAAGAACAGTTTGGCTTAGCTTCTCAGGAAGATAGAGAAACTGCCCCCATTCGCTTTGTACCAAGGAATTTGTTCTATGCCTAGTAATTTTGCGTCTGGCAAGTATTCGATTGCAGAATGTGATAGATGTGGACAACGGTTTAAATTAAAGGAACTGCGTAAGTTAACGATTAAAACTAAGCAAGTTAGCATTAAAGTATGTAAAGAGTGTTGGGAGCCAGATCAGCCACAGTTAAGATTGGGTATGTATCCAGTTAATGATCCACAGGCGGTTCGGGAACCCAGACCAGATACTAGTTATTTAAATTCTGGAAATAACGGGTTACAGATACTATTAACAAATAGTGTTAACCCAAATGCTTCTGGAACACCGCAAGGTGGTAGTAGAGTATTTCAATGGGGATGGAACCCTGTTGGTGGTGCTAGAGATAACGGGTTAACTCCTAATGATCTTGCTCCATCTTGTTTGGTAGGTAGCGTAACAGTAACAACAACTTAGGAGTAGAAAATGTCATTTAAAAAAGGCGCAGGCGGTATTGAATCCAAGGGTAAAACCGTTGGTAAAAATTTAGGCGATACAGGTCCATCAGTAATGGGTCTAAAAGGTGCTAGCAAAAAGATGGGCGTTAGCTCTATGGCTATGAAAGATGTAGGTCGCAATCTTGCTCGTGTAGCAAACCAGAAGAAAGCTGGAAGAGGTCGATAATGTTTAGCAAAAAGGTCATGGGTAAGGAAGTTGGCGATGCCAAAGTCTATGCCAAACCACACACTATGGATGGTAAAGTTATGAAGACAAGTAATGCAAAAGTTGTTGATCCAAACACATTGGTTGCAACATCAGTTAATCCGTCTACTCCCGCAATGCGTGTAAGTGCAGGTAATCCTGGCGCAAATAATGTTAAAACAACAGGCATTAAGCAACGTGGATCTGGCTGTGCTACCAAAGGGTTTACCTCTAGAGGACCAATGGCGTAATGAATTACACGGAATTAACTTCTGTAATTAAAAGTTACGCTGAAAACGACTTCCCAGCAACGGTTGGGTCGTTTACCTCTGCCCAGCAGATTGCTACATTTGTAGGGTTGGCGGAGCAACGCATCTATAATATGGTGCAAATGCCAGCATTCCGTAAGAATGTTACAGGCACAATGACTACTGGTAATAAATACCTCCAGATGCCTACAGATTGGCTTGCAACCTACAGCCTTGCAGTAATTAATTCCGCTAACGAATATCTCTATCTTTTAAACAAAGATGTAAATTTTATTCGTGAAGCATATCCAGATACAGACTCCGCTTTCTATGGCGAACCTCAGTATTATGCTGTTTTTGACTCTTCTTCATTCATTCTTGGGCCTACCCCGGACGCTAACTACGCTACAGAACTACATTATTTCTACTATCCAACCTCTATTGTTACTGCTGGAACAAGCTGGCTTGGGGACAATTTCTCTATGGTATTGGTCTATGGAGCCTTATTAGAGGCGGCTACTTTTATGAAATCTGATGCAGATGTTATTGCCAACTACAAGGCTCGTTACGATGAAGCTATGGTAGAACTCAAGCAATTGGGTGAAGCTAAGGATCGTCAGGACTCTTATCGTAGCGGTCAAGTGAGGTATCCAGTAAAATGATAACTGTACAAGGAATAGGCGAATCTAACGGGATCCAAGTCTTTACTAAAGATCATGGCGGGTTTACTCCAGAGGAAATAGCTGAAAGAGCACTAGATAAAATCATTCAAGTAGGGGATCAATCTCACCCTGTGGTTCGTGAACAAGCAAATGCTTTTCGCAATAACATCCGTGGGGTATTAGTTTTTTACATGAATGAGGCAGTAAAATTTGATCGTGTAACACTAGCCCACAAGCTAAGGGAAGCTGGTCACCCCGAATTAATTAAACTTTTAGAAGAATAGGAGTCCAAAATGGCTTTTACAGGCAATTTTATGTGTACCAGCTTTAAAGTGCAGCTAATGACAGCAACGCACAACTTTACTACCTCCACAGGTAATACTTTTAAACTGGCAATGTACGACAATTCAGCGTCATTTACAGCCGCAACTACCGCTTATACAGCAACCAACGAAGTAGCAGCTTCTGGTTCCTATTCAGCTGGTGGTGGTGCGTTGACTAATGTTACCCCAACATCTTCAAGCACTACAGCGTTTACAGACTTTGCTGACTTGTCATTTACATCTGCAACCATTACAGCATATGGCGCAATGATTTATAACGACACAGCAGCTGGAGACCCATCTGTATGTATCCTTGACTTTGGTGGTG